ATCAATGATCGTTCTTGCTAAATTTTCATACTCTACATATTTAGCAATCTCTGTTGCAGATGTTTGATTGTTTGCTGCTGCTAAAAGTGTAGGGTCTACGTATGGACGTTTTACTTCTAGATTATCTTCAACAACTATATCTCCACGATCTGCTACAACCATGCCACTTTCTTCTAAATCTTCATAAATTGTCAAAGCATATGATTTATCATATTTGATAAAATCATCATCTAGGACATAACTAACCTGTTTGCTGGCGTTTGATGTTCTGTAGGCAGCAATTTCTGACTGCTCTGCGACATCTTCAATGACTATGACATACTTGGCATTGGCATCTGGAACTGTATACTTAACAGTTAAAGGATATGGTGGTAGACGAAGAATTGTTGACATTATGCTTTAGCGTAATAGGCTGCTACTTCTTCAGGTTGTGCTATTCGTACTAACCTGTGAGTAAGCCACTTTTCCGATGCCTCCTTTGAGACTATGTTATACCCCACGCTCAATGCACCCAGACTATCCATATGAAGGTTTCTATCTGAATACAATGCTACTTTGTTTGTTAGATCTTTATTTTTACCTGCTTTTTCTGCAGTTTCTTCTGTTTGTTCTGGCGGAATCCAACTAGCCAAAATTTCTAAAATTTCAAGTTTAGTATTTGCTTCAAATAACTCTATATTGTTTTTCTTTGCATATGCCTTTAATGCCATTACTGTTTTATCTTTTAACTGATCCATTGTTAAATTCATTTTTTTCTCCAGTGCTCACTTGTAATTATACCATCAGAATGACAATAAGGAGGGCGGTTTTTATTCCGCCCTCCCTAGTACGTGATGACTATATTTTAGGAATCAGCACTATCTGAGTCAACATAAGCGACTGCATCTAGTTCTTCCCAAGCAAGACCAAATCGTACGAATACTGTGTATTCAATTGTGTCTTTCTTTGGCTTGTATTCACGGTTTACAGTGATGTCTCTCTGGAAGCCCCATACACGGTTAGAAGGGAATGTTAAATCAACATAACCTGCTGGGTAGTAAGGAACTTCTAGTACATCTACACCTAGTACACGAGTTGTACGTGCATTACCAAATGTCTGTGCAGCACCATCCATGTAATCTTGACGGTTTGCTTGTGTGCTACCAGTGCGATCAGAGAACGCTGCTGAGATAGCATCTGCTAGTGTACCGTTGTTACGAACAATACCAGCAAAAGCATCAGTACCTGCGTAGAACTTAAGATTGCTCTTAAGTGCACGGTACTTACGAGGCATTGCTAATAGCAAGCCCTGCATTACTGATGTGGTAAAGTTGTTGTCTGATACTGTTGCAGCATATTCGTGAGCAGCATTTCCTACTGTTCCACGAGTTTGCTTTACGAAACCAGACATGATGGACAAGAAGTCTCCTGTTGCTCCATCACCGTTGATAGCAAGATCTTCAATATCGTTACCGAATGCGTTGGTCATTAATCGTACTAGACGATCTTCCAATGCTCCGCCTTCAATATTGTCTTCAAGTGCTTCAGTTGCTACTTCCCAATCAAGACGAATCTTTTTTGTTGTTAGTTCAACTTTTGTAAATCTAGCGCCAGTGTTTGTGTAGTTTGGTGAGCCTTGTGATGCTGCACGAATTACACGCTCTCCGACGTTGACTTTTTCAATTTCCATGGTGTTTGCTCTCATGGTGACACGACGGCCATCTTTAGCAAGGACAGTTGCATCCCATACATAATCAATAAAGCGTTGTGCTTGTTCAGGACGTAGGATACCTCCTGCGTTACCAGTTGGGTTTACTGCGTTATCTCCAGTTGTTGAACCGAAGCCTGCAGTAGCAGTGTGACCAAGTTGTGAACCTACAGATGATCCTGCAGCATTCAGACCAGTAGCACTACCAACACCACCCGATACTAATGAGCCAGCAGAGTTAATTTCTGAGCCATCTCCTGCACCTGGATAGTTTTTTTCTATGTTTGTGTTTTGTTCCGACATTATTTTTCACCTCCTAGTGATTTTTTACCTTAGTTAAATAGGTCGGCATTTGTGAGGAAACGACCGCCCCATAGGGTTTTATGAATCACTTGTGGTGATTCCTGTACGATCTCGCCTAGATCGCCAGACTTGCGGAAAGCGGTGTCTTGTTCTACAAGATCTACTCGCTTGCCAAACTCGTTAAAGTTGTTCTTGATTCCATTAACATCAGATGTTACCGATTCAAGAGATTTTGTTACTGCTGTTACCTTCTCATTAAGAGATTTGATAGTTGCAGCAAGATCGCCAAAGGCATTAGTAAGAGAATTATTAATTTCTGAAACTGCTTTAGCAACTTCTTCTTTAACATCTGCAACGGATTTTTCCACCACAGTCTCTACTTCAACTGCTGCTTTTGCAACAGAAGATTCTGCACTAGCGTCATCTGATTTAGCAAGAGCAAGTTCTTCAACTGCTGGTGCTTCTTCAGCGACTGCAGGGGTTTCTACTGCTTCTGCAACAATTGCTGTTGCTTCTGCTACTACCTCTGCTGCTTGTGCCTCTGGAGCAACCTCTGCATTTTCAACTACAGTTTCTGAAACTGTGTTTGTTGATTCTGTCATTAGATTTACCTCCTTAGTAATCTTAATTGTATTAATGCCTTTAGCACTATCAACTAAGAATTTTATTAGTTTTTCAGTATCTTTATCATTCTTTTCTATAAAACCAATGTTTTGCATTGCATTACCATTTACTGGACTTGTTGCAGAGTCAGAATCAGATACCATGACAATACCGTTTTCTGAGTCCCAAAATACATTTTCAATTTCTGTTTTTGATAGATATCCATCAACTACGTTTTGCCCATTAATTTTTTCAATAGAAACTATGTTTGCAAATTGATTTGCTGGATTATCTACAAGAGAAAGTTCTGACAACTCATAAGTTTTAATTACACGAATTGTCTTATCTATTTTCTCGTCGTAAGCGTCATCCCATTCTTTAATGTTTCCACCTATTGAAAAACCAGTATAGGTTCCGTCTAAAACTTTTTCCCATGCATTCTGTGCACCTTTGGAAACGTAAGCAGAAACATAAACTCCGCTATAAAACTTTTTAGTACTTGGATCAAAATACTTATCTTCTTTAAAAGAAACAATTTTACCAACAGCACTTGGTTGATGCATTTCACGAAGGTTACCACGGAAATTCTTAAAAGCGTTTATACTAGACTCTGTTGTTACAATGTCATTTTGACGATCAACGTTGTCTAGGGTTGCAAAACCAGAGACCATACGGCGCTCAACATCTACTTTTCCAATGGGCATTGAAAGGCGAACACTGTCACCTTTAGTTTCCCAATGAGCCTTGTTTATTAACATAACGTTATAATTATAGCACCGCTTTGAAAGAATTTCTCAATTATTGAGACGATCTACCTTCACCTTGTGCATTACGTCCAGATATAGTAGTTGGCGAATCAGAATTATTATTTGTTCGTTCTGCATCTCTTTGACGATTCCCTGCTAAATTTGCTCTAGCATCAGTTGCTTGTCTTGGAGACATAACAAATGGTGTGTCCCCATCTGCTCTCAGTGGCAAGTCTAACATTTCACGAGCCTCATTAGGAGTCATAACCTGAGTCTTTACATATCTTTCAAGAATTTGAGATTGTGCAATTTCATCAGTTAAGGTTAATTCGTTAAACCTAAGTTCAAGAATGTCTGTTTTTTCTCTTATGATCTTGTTTACAACTTTTTCCAGATGTCTTTGTGCTGGACGAGATACCTGTTCTTTAAATGTACGGTCTTGAGAAAGCGCTGCTGCAACGCCTCCAGAATCTGCACCACCTAGTTTTGAAATAGGAACTTGATGGGCAATTAAAATATCATCACGGTTTTGTTTACGATACTCTTTAAATGATCCATCCTGGATACCGTTTTCAATTGGCTCCATTTTAAATTCAACTTTATTTCCTTCTGTGTCTCCAGGAAGCGGGATATAAAGTGTTCTATGGGACTGAGCCTTAAGTCCAGTCTGTAAAAATCTAAACATTTTATCTTCAGCATCACCTGAAAGTTTTGCACCCTTTAGGGTTACAACATATCTTGGTACAGCCTTGTTTTCAAAGTAGTCAATATTATATTGAGAAGCAAGTTGATCTCCGATAAGAGATGGCATTGCTGCAATAATATCTGGAATACCATAAAATGTATTTAAAGGTGAGTACTCTTTTAAATGGATAATTTCATTTGGGCGTGGATCTGTGCCCATAGGGTTTGCATTTTTTGCTCCAAAGTTTCTAAAGTAAACCACCTTTTGACCAATAATCTGCACAAAGCCATCACGCAAGCGTCGTATACGAACAGTAGTTGCTGGAATATGACCAACATAGCCAATCTCTCCAGCAGTTGTTCTGCCTACTTCAATAAAACCATTACCTGTTGCCTGAAGGTCTGTATAAACCTTTTCCATTGTTTTTGTAAAACTGTCATCATCATTTAAATTTTCTAGCCAATCACGTACCTGAATTTTGGCTCTTTCAATACGATTACGAGCACGTTCTACCGCACCTGCATCTTCGTTCATTTCAAACCTTAACAACGTTCTATCTGATATATCAAAGCGATATCCAAGACCTACAATGTTTTCTACCTTGGCGTCAATTGCAGCATGGTTAGCAAATGATGTGTCATAGAAGTTGGCTAACTCATACATGTTATATGGAGGAGTGATTACGTCAAATAGTCCGTAACCATTTCTATATACCGTACCTGGATTGATTTGTTTAGATCCCGCATTTACTCCAGATGGAGTTGCGTTTGCTGCGTCTAGGTATGCTTCATTAAATTCTGGTGCTGCGTATTTTGTTAAATTACGAGTTGTTCTACGACGAAAGTTTTGGTCAAGCCCAACATAATCTTTTAAAACATCCCAAGTTTTGTTAAATGGGTCATGTGATTTAAAAATGTTGTCTTGTTTTTCTTCTGTATTAAGACTTGCACGGATATATTCTTGATCACTCATCCATTGCACCTCTTCCATGTTTTTCCAATGTTTGTTGTGCTGCATGCCAGGCACCTAAATCATTCATTGAAGGAATTAATCCTTCTTTTAATCTTGCCTTTTGTTCGGAATACTCTTCTTCACTAACTTGAGTTAGCCCTGGAACAAATACTGCTGTGCCAAGTCCATCATCTCCGTAATGTATTGCAACTTTTTTTAACTCTGCAATTTTTGAAATGTCTCCACGGTCGGAAGGTATATTTAGAACTGAGCCTTCTTCGTCTGTAAACCATTTACCAGAGGATGTCTTATATACGTAAAGACCCCAGTCATAATGCTTATCTATTACCTGACGACGGACATTTTTAACATAAGGCTTACCAGTTTTTGGGTTAATTAGGGATTCCATAACCATAAGTATATCAGATTATACTGGTGTAGAGACGTTGGTTGACCACTCTGTACCTGCATATATATTTAATTTTTCAGGTTGATAGACTAATCCTTCTCCGTCATCAACAATTATTTTATTTGTGCCTATATATGTCTTATAAATATCTGAGGGGTTAATTCCATAGAACTCTGATGATCCTATCACTAACATTCCATCCCAGGTAAAGTTACTGGACCAAAATTGCCAATCATTTGTTGTAATTCCGTCTGTTAATACCTGGAACCAAGTTCTTAGTGTTCTGCTTTCAACCTCTTGTAGACTGTTTGCCTGATAATATGCAATGTTATTAAATAATATTGGTCCCGTCAAGTTTATGCTTCCAAGATATGAATTATAGACAAGAGAGGCTAAAAATGCTATTCCTATTGAAGACCATTCTTTAAGGGATAGAACTGGCTCTCTTACCAGACTACCATTTAAGTAAAATCCAACACCATTATATGGGACACCATTTTGGTTCAAAACAAATATCCTGCCTCTGTCTAGGTCAGCGCTATTTGCCTGTAGGTAAAACTTAAGAGTTCCGCTTTTATGGTTAATTTCAAAAATTTCTGTTGCAGTTGTTGGAAATGTGTCCTGATCATATCTTAGCCACAACTGCATAGCGCTTACCTTATAGTCTGTTGCTAATTCTTTGTTAATTGGAAGATTTAGTCCACGATTTTCTAGAATATTTATTTCCCCACGTACTTCAATTCCAGATGTTTTTGTTAAATATAAATATGGGGTACTTTCTTTATATATGCTAAACGGATTTTTAGATTTGTAATCAAAATAAATTCCGTTCTTTTTATATGGAAATAAATCTACTCCAAATCTTGTTCCTACTGGATTAAAGGAGTTATCATTAAATGCTTGAGAGGCCAACTGTAACTTGTTTAATAGAATTGGTTTAGTTAAAACTCCACGACTGTTAAATTCAAGACTATATACAATTGCAAACTGATTAAAGTCTATGGTTTTAATTGGGTAAATCAAGGTATTGTTTAAAATTTCAAACCTTGTTGTTTCCCAGTTCTCATAGTCATTTAAGTCAAGTACTTTATGTTCATTCGGTGGCTCGTCATTAACAAAAGAAATAGGACTATTAGCGCCATCTGCAACATACTGAAAGGTTACATAACTTTTTATTTGTGCACCGTCTGTATTGTAATACGAAGCAGATGTACCTGACTCTTGCTGTAAACTTGTTGTTGTTGGATATCCTAAATTAAATTGTAAAAAATCTATTTCATAAAATTCTTCATCATTGCTATTTTTTACAAATTGAGCAAAGTAAGAAAGGGGTAGGTAATCTTGCCAGTATCCTGCAACGCCTATGTCTAAGAAATACTTTTCATATGCCTCTGAAGGAAGGATTGTATAACTGGCTGTGTGATCAATTAACTGCTGTCCTTTGTCTAATTCAATAAAACCGTTTGTGTCAATATAATCTGTTATTTTTGTAGAATTTAAAGTTGTGCCTAATCCAACAGAATAAAGTCTTCCTGTAAAGGTGTAATCTCCAGAGTTATCTCCACACACATACATTTTTAAGGAACTCTGATTTCCAAAAAAAGAACTCATGTTACTACCAAATTTTTCTGATAATGTTTTTATATTAAATCCAACTGCAAAAAGACTGTTGGAAGTTATTGCGGTAGAGGTAAATAGTAGTTGCGTAGTTCCGTTATAAGTTAAGGAATATTTAATTAAATTTCCGTCTTTAAGAATTGTAAAGTAGTTATTATTTAAAGGGTTATATATTTTAAATAGTATTTCATCTGATGCTAAGTTATTAGAACTAAATACTCCGTAACAACTTTCAACCTCGCTTGACAATAGATTAAATCTTGAAAAGTTAATATATGACTCAACGGAGTTCCAAGTATTATTAGGCCTAAAAGATAAAAACCTATCGCTAATAACAGGACCAGACTCGTTATCTTGTATGTCTTTATTTGCATCATATAGTTCTTGTAATGTTTTAGTGCCTAGAAATATTTCTGGTAAAGCATACTCAGGCGTTCTTAAGTTTGTTTGGCTAGTTGCCAAGTTGTCAAAACTTCCTTGATCCCAACCAGCAAAATCTGGATAATTATAATTAGCAGTGTAATTTGCAAATGGATAATCTATAAAGGCAATTGTTCCTCCATAAGATGAATTTATTCCTTCTGCAGAAACAACCCCTTGTCCATAAACCCACCTGCGTTTTGCAACTGTAACTGGAACCTGATAAGAATATATAGCAACGCAGTCAATTTCAAAAGGATACACGGTATTGCTTGCATAAAATCCTACCCAGTCTTGATTGTCTCCGCTATTGTCAAGTTCTTCTGGAAGAGTTAGATTGGCGGTATCTAAAGATAATGATAAAACCTCTTCACCATTAACTAATAAAGATGCA